TACATCACTATTGGGTGTGGTCAATTCATTCACAATATATACCCCAATAACTCCATTACCATAAGGTTTGTATGTCAAAGGTAAAACGTTATGCTGATCTGAAACGGGATCCTCACCTGGCAAAGCATGTTGTAATAACGTTGTTGCTTGTCCATTGCCGATCTCAACTGTAAAATCCTGAGTATCTGCAATATCAACAATCTCAATGTAATTAGTATTATACTCATTCGAATCTAAAAACAACGGATCATACACAAACTTAAGTCTTCCTTTATGAAAAGCGGAACAAACAATCTGAAATCTAAATTTCAATGTCCCTGTCCAATATTCAAAAGGCAAAGCTGCCATCGCTGTGGCAGGAAAGTGATAAGCAGAGCCTCCAGATCTGACCCATTGTACGGGATCTACTCTAGCATTCCAAAGTAATGTCTCAGGTGCAGTACCCATGTCCCAATTAAATTTAGTTAAATAGGACTCGCGAGATGCAATATTCTGAATAGACATAGGATCTTCTGGTCCAAGACCAGCAATACCTGGGTCAATAGTTAGCTCTTGCTTTTCATCTACAGTAAGCTTAATAGCTGTATCTGGTGTATTGGTTGTTGCCAACTGAGATGCTGGTGTTGGTCTATAAGGCTCCGGATTCTTGGTGATAGGTGGTCTACTATACCCAAGTGCTTTTGCAGCATTACCAACTGCGCCGACAACTTTAGAAGTTGCCATTGCAAAAGGTGCAATTTGAGGTATTACACTCAATGCATTCGCTGCCTTGACTATAGAAGTTGCAGGTCCAGACACCATACCGGTTGAATTAGCCTCATCTATCTCCTTTCCTGCGGTGGCTGCACCTCCATCTTGTCGGGCATAACTACTCTTCTTACCTCCTTGTGTAGACTTAGACATAGTATTTTTCTTACCCTTAGATTCCATACCAGATTGAGGAGTCAACGTTGGAGCGTCAACAGAAGTGAGAACATTTAATTGCACGTCCTCAGCCCATGCAAAAATGGAGACAGTACATTTATCTCCCGCTCCATTAGCATGTTTCAAAGCATTAATCGTGCGAACATATATTCGCCCAAGATTACGATAATTGCCAAAAGGAATGCTGGAGTTGTTAAAATGATTAAAATAAGGCAAACACAACTCACCCCCTGTAGATGTGGTAGGGTCAATAAAAACGTGTGGACACTGTGACAATTGGACCAAATCGTGTGGTATAAGTGATGCAAATATAGACATTTTATCATAAGAATCCATAGGAAGATAACCTACCATGGCACGACCATATTGGAATCCATTACCATTGATCACAATTTTTAAGCGCAACTTTGCACGCAATAAATTATAATTTGTCATCCTGTTAATTACACGAGGATTTCCAAAATACAATTCCCACGGATCAAAATCATAACCCAAAGTGGTACCTGTACCCCATTCCTGAGTACTAATTTTTAAAGGACGTGAAAAGAAATTATCTAAAGTTGCATCATCAGTATCCTGTATTCCTCTCGTAGGATCATCTACATGGTCCACCCCATAAACATAGGATGGGTTTTGGTCACGGAAGAGAATATTCTGTTCTGTGGAAAGTGTTGAACCTTCCATAACAGTAGTACCTTCCGGACCAGATTGTGGCTTAAATTTCTCTATTTTCAATAAAGAATTTTCAGTCACTGCTGACTGTGTCTCCGACACAGATTTATTGTGTACGTTTGCTTCCCCGGGACCAAAACTTATGTTGGCTTGTACATCCCGGCATAATTTATAATTAAAAATATTACCAATCCATTTATTTATTTACAGACCATAGATTGGATTGACTCATATGGTACGACATATTTACAAGTGAGCACGGTGAACTCGAACAAAACTCCCCGGTAGGGACCGTTAATATATGCAAAGCCTATGAATTTTCTACAAAACATATAAAGATTAAAACAAACACGGTATCCATATACATATATCAATTTTGCTAACCATCAGTATTGAAACTGGGTTGGATTTAACGTCTCCAAAGTGACTGACCTTACCTATACAAGATGACTTTCGTCATCCTTGTATTGGGCATTCCAATCTGCAGCTCGGTCATTATAGCTGAGATCTAAACCAGAACACATATGTGATATATTAGCACGGGTAGCAACTTCCTTCATCAGTTGTCGCTGTTTCTCATACTTATCTTCACCATGATTGAACCACTCACGAAGGGCTCCATCAATGTTCTGTGCGCACGCATGTTCTTCTGTCAAAGGACAGTTCTTACCACGCATAAAACAATGCAACGATTTATAAATTGACTTATCCAATAGTGCACCTACATGCACGCCAAGTTTGGGATGATAAACACTACCCCTCTTCAAGAATTCGAACTCCTCAGGAGGTAAAAACTCCGTAAGTTCAGATTCTTTATCAGGCATAGTGTAAACCTGTCCATATTCAGCTAAAAATTGGGAACAAATCTTAATGTTAAACTTATCAACCCCAGTTTTAACTGAACCAATATTATCATCACCATACGTCATTGCTGCAACGCAATCACGAAATTTCAGGCGATCTGAAAACTTGGTTGGTACATACTGCGAATAAAAACAACATCGCAAGTTCAATGAACCACAAATACCATTAATAATAACAGTTAGTGAATTACCACTAATATGCGTACCTTCAGTCAGACCAATTAAATCTCCATTAAAAGCAATATAGGCAAACACAATGTCACCTGTCATTGCTTCCATGATATTGATATCTTCTTCTGTATAATCACACTCTCGTGCGAAATCCATTAAAACTCTCAAAGCTGCAAAGATTAATTGGGATGGCAATTTTTGATCATACTTACCATAATCCCCACCAAAAAGACGATCCATACCGAATTTTGTTGCGTGTTGATGAAACTCTTCCCATTCTGGGCCATGTGAGTTTATACCAACAGCACATTCGGATAACAACGGATTCATCTGTAA